AGATGATAGTAATATTCAGGGACAAGGAGCATTTGCACAAGAAGATTATCCTGAGGGAACTGTAATAGATAAATTACATGATATTTTAGGACAAGGACAATATGAGTTTTATGAATTAGGAAAAATGTACAATCATTCAGATACTCCTAATTGTAAAAACATAATGAAAGATAATACTCGATATTTAGTAACTATCCAACCTATAAAACAAGGAGAAGAACTTACAGCAAATTATAGATTACAACCTGACTTAGAACAACCAGAAATAAACTTTCAAATGTTAAATGAACTTGAAAATCACGAAATTAAGTTTTTTGCAATACATTCTGACATTTTAAAACAATTAAACACACCTAATTTTAAAGCAAAATTTGTAGAATTACAACAAGAATTAGAAGGAGAAAGATTAGAAGCTTTAGAATATTTTTGGGATGAATTTTTCTCAAATTTAGATGATAGTTGTGAAATAGAAGGATCTTTTGATAAAAAAGTAAACGAAACAAAATACGGTGCTCATGATATGCTTTCTCAATATAAGGATCAGATAAAAGATCCTCAACAATATAGAGATCTTCAACTTATGATATCTCAACAAAAAGATGAAGAAGTAAATAATTGGATAAATAATGCTAAAAAATTAGGTAAGTTAAAAGAACCAAAACCACACTCACATAAAGCAATAAAACCATCTTTTAACCGTAAAGCAATAAATGAAACAAGTGTATTTTCACAAAATTGGTGGAAAGAACAACTTACAGAAGTTATAACAGAAACAAAAGCAAACACACATTTAACACACCTTGAAGAATTAATATTAACTCAAGGACAAGATGGTTTTAATCAAGCTAAAAATTTCTTATATGAATTAATTAAAAATTTAAAAGGACAAGACAATTCAATTAAAAATGTTTCTGTAAAGTGGGATGGTGCTCCTGCTATATTTACAGGTATTAATCCTGATAATGGACAATTTTTTGTAGGTACTAAGTCAGTATTTAATGTAAATCCAAAAATTAATTACACTTCTCAAGACATAGACACAAATCATGGACACGCAGCTGGTTTAGCTAAAAAATTAAAATTAGCATTACAATATTTACCTTCAGTAGGCATAAAAGGTATTTTACAAGGTGACTTTATGTTTGACAGTGATGATGTTGAAACTGATGATATAGAGGGAGTTACTCATTATACTTTTAAACCAAATACAATTAAATATGCTGTTGAAGCAAATTCTGAATTAGGTAAACAAATAATATCAGCTGATATAGGAATTATATTTCATACAACTTACAAAGATTTAAGTGGTGGTGGTGCTTCATTTGGGGCTGATGTAAGTGGATTAAGTAAATCACCAAGTGTATGGTTTGATGATGCTTATTTTAAAGATGATACTGGAATATTATTAAATGATCAAGAAGAAGCTTTTATATTAGATAAAATTAAAAAAGCAGATTCACTTAATATAGATTATACAAACTTACCATTAAAAGCTTTAAATACTTATCTTAATAGTGAAGTAAGACAGGGTGAATTTGTATTAGATCCTTATAAATCTTTTGAAAGGTTTAAAAATTGGTATCAACAATCAATTAATAAAAGTATTGAAAAAGTTAAACGACCAGAAACTAAAGAAGCTAAAAGATTAGCTGGAGAATTAAAAATAAAAGAATTTGAATCTCAAAAAGAAAACATAATTAACATTTTTAATGTAAGTAAGTTACTCTCCCAAGCAAAGTCTATATTTATTACTAAATATGATGACGCTGTAGCTACAAAACATTTTATTGATAATGGAGATGGCACTTTAAGTGTAACTAAAGCAGAAGGATTTGTGGCAGTTGACCACACAGAAAATGGTATTAAATTAGTTGATAGATTAGAATTTAGTAAAAATAATTTTAATGCAGGTAAACCAGGAGCTAAAAAATAAATGAAGAAAAAAGACATAATAAAATTAGTAAAAGAAAGTGTTCAGGAAGTAAGGGGACATTATGGTCAACATGATTATTATGGTAATAATGTTGGTGGAAGAAATAGCATAAGTGGTATGCCAGGAGTATGGGAGCAGGATATGATGGAAGGAGCATTTGGAATGTCAGCTAAAGATTTAGCAGCAACTTACTCATTAGAAAAATTACAAAGTATACGTGATGAAGTAATGGGTGATATGGAACAAGAAGCCGAACCAGAAGGAGGAAATATTGCAGACATGTATGCAGATCAACTTCATGGTATAGATGATGCTATAGCAATAAAACAAGGAGGATCAAATGATAAATCATACGATGAAGTATATCTTAAAAGTAAGTTAGTAGATAGAGATATGTATTATGAATATGAAGATGGTAATATTACAATTTATCCAGATACTACACCAGGAATAGGTAAAACTAGATCTAGTCAAGAAATAGTATTTACAAAAGACGGAGGAGAAATATATTTTCTTAGAGCTTTTGGATATGAAAAAACATATTATGCACTTGAAAAAGTATTTCCCGAATTACCAGAAATGAGAGGTTCAAGCTACTCAGGGTTCATGAATGTGGGAGAAGCAGATAAACTATTATATTCTGTAAGTATAGACACAGCAAAAGAAATGATTCAAGCTATGAGGAAAGGAAGAGAAGCAGAAGCAGGAGCTCAATCTGATTTTTATACAAGAAAACCAGGAAGAGGAGGTACTGGGATAGATGAAAACTTAAATAAAATTGAAAAGAAAATTATTCAAATTCTTAAAAAAGAGGGGGGAGCAGCAGGTTTAGCACCACTTAAAAAAGCTGTAGATAAAATGGATCAACCTAAAGGATTTAATTTAAAAACCATATTACAAAAAATGAAAAATGTAGAAAAACATAAAAATAGTGATTATATTTTAACTCCTATAAAAGAACAAGCACCCCCACCTCCAGGAGGTGCACCTCCAAAAGCTAAAGGAGGAGCACCAAAAGGACCTACGGATCCTGATGCAAAAGCTGAACAAGAGGAATTAATGGATTTAGAAAGAGAAAAATTTAATGTAAAAATTAAATATTTAAATAAGAAAAAAGCTAAAGCATCATCACAAGCAGCTAAACAATCATCTCAAGCTATGAAACAAATACAAACTCAAATACAACAAATGGTCCAACAAAGGGCAAAAGTAGGAACACCTCAACCACAAAAAGAAACTAAAATTATGAAAAACAAATTACTATCAAAATATATAAAAGAAAATATTAATAATAACCTAACAGAAAACATGAACAAACACAAAAAACAAGCAAGAAGACAAATGTTAATGGAAGGCGCAATGACTCAATTTTTTGAAATGTTTGACCAAGGTAGAACTGATGAAGAAGTAGTTCAACTTTATGCTCAAAAAGGAGTAAGCGTACCAGAACAATTTGTTGGTAAAGCAAGAAAACAGTATGAATCTCTTACAAAACTAAAATTAGAATTAGAGATGAGTGAAAAAGAATTTAAAAACTCAGCTGAAAATATAATTAATAATCCAGCAACAAATGAAATGGATGGTACTGTAACAGATGGAGATAAACGATTATCTTCTGGATTATTTGATAACGAATAAAATTTAAAATTATGGCAAACCCACTAAGAAGAATAGTAATTCCTGTTAGTTCGTCAACAGTAACAGCTATTACAGGATCAATATATAAAGTATGTAGTAATGGAGCAGCTGAAACTATTTCAAGTGCTTCATTTGGATGGCAAAATCAGGGAGTAAATCAACTTGATCCTGGTACTCCAATTCCAGATTTAAAATTTACTTTACACTATCATGCAAACGCAGGTGATACTTGTGTAGAAGCAGATTTTACATATATAAGTTGTTCTATTGGTACTCATGTGTATATAAAAACTAATGGGGGTCAAGGTTGGGACTCAAATATATCATAATGAAAAACATTAAAAATATAATCTTAGAAGAATTAACGAGACTTACTGAAAGAGACTATAAAGCTCCACCAGAAATTCTTGACACTTTAAAAGATAAACTTAAAATGGATCCTTTAATCCGTTATGTTGACTCTTTAAAAGCAGCTAATACACTTCCTCCATCATATGAAGTTCGTCTTTTAAATGGACAATTTTTTAGTATTTATTATGAAGATTTTTCTTTAATGGTAAAAGTTGGACCAAAAGAATATTATGTATTAGATATGGAAGAAAGAAGTGAAGCTATAGAAGATATAAATAGATTATTAACAAAAAGACCTGTTACCCCATTTGCAGCACCTGAAGTAGAAGCAGGAGAAGAAGCGGGAGCAACTGGAGGAGAAACAACGGGAGGAGCAACACCACCACCACCAGCGGGAGGAGGAGATTCAGATGTTGCTATGGAACCTGATGAAGAAGAACCAGAAGGAGAAACAGAAGAACCAGACGAACCAGACACTACAGGATAATGGAATTAAAAGAAGCCTTAGGTGAAATATTTAAAGCAGCAAAAGAGGAATTTGGAATACAAAATATACCTCAACTTCATTTAAAACAAGATGAAGAAAATGCTCAAGGTATCTTTGGTAAAACAGCATATTATGATCCAGCAGAACAATCTGTTGTATTGTATATAACAAACAGACATCCAAAAGATATTTGTAGATCTTTTTCTCATGAATTGGTACACCATCATCAAAATGAAAGAGGTGATTTAGAAATGGGGGATGCATCTAGTCCAACATATGCCCAAGATGATGAACATATGAGAAAAATGGAAATGGAAGCATATTTAAAAGGCAATCTTCTCTTTAGAGATTGGGAAGATAAAGTAAAAAATCAATAATAAATGACAATACAAACAAGCTCAGCAGTATTAAAATCGTATTTTGAAACAGGAGATGTACCTACATCAGCACAATTTGGTGATCTTATTGATTCAACGGCTTATTATGATCATAGTTTAGAAAAACTTAATCTTAGTGGATCAGGTACAGGTTCTATACCTTATGTTTCGGCTAAATCAATAAATCCTTACACAGGATCAAGTACAATTAATGTATCTGCCTCTTTAATTCCACCTTACACAGCAGCGGGATCAGGTAGTGATTTAGGATCTGAATTTAATCCTTGGAAAACAGTATATGCCGTTTCTGCAAGTATTGACCATTTAAGCAAACATACAGGTTCAGCAGCTATAACAGTTTCAGGTGGTTTAAACCCATCAGTAGCTTCAACATTTGATTTAGGAGCTCCATCAGTAAAATGGAACCAATTACATATTAGTGGAATTAACGCAGATTATATTAGTTCAAGTATACAACCTGATCAAACTAATACTAGAAATTTAGGATCATCTACAAGACAATTTTCAACTATATTTGCAAAGTCAGCTTCTTTAGAATACATTAGTGCATCTAATGGAACGTTAGGTACAACAATACAAATAGCAAAAATAAATCAAGTAAGTGGAGCTCTTTTACCATTTGCTGATAATGTTTTTGATTTAGGATCATCAGCAAAATCTTTTAAAGATTTACATGTTCAAGGAACAGCAACAATTGGTACCTTAACTTTAGGTAATATTGGAACAATAGTAGTAACAACAGCTTCACTAGCTATAATAAGTTCAAGCAGAATTGATGGAGTAGGAGAATATGATAATATAATAATTAGTGGTGGTCTAGTACCAGGTACAACAAATGTATTTGATTTAGGTACCACAGTAAAAAAATGGAAAACATTACATGTTAGTGGAGCTTCAATTGATTTTGTAAGTTCAAGTTTAATTCCTGATCAAGATAACCTTAGAGACTTAGGAAGTTCAGCTAGAGAATGGAAAAATTTATACTTAGATGGAACTGCAAACATTGACACTTTATCAGCAGACGCAGCTACTATATTAGTAGGTACAGTAAACACACTATCAGCAACTACAGCTTCACTTACAATAGTAAGTTCAAGTAGAATAGATGGTGTAGGAGGATATGGAAATGTTATTATTAGTGGGGGATTAGTACCAGGCACAACAAATGTATTTGATTTAGGTACTACAACAAAAAAATGGGGTACATTACATGCTGTTTCAGCTTCATTTGAATTTGTAAGTTCAAGTCTAATCCCTGCTACAGATAATATTTATAGTTTAGGATCATCATCAAGAGAATGGAAAGATCTATTTATTGATGGAACAGCTAACATTGATACATTATCAGCAGACACAGCTTCTGTAGGAAGAATAGCTACAAGTTTAATACCAACAGCAAATGATTCTTCTTTTTTAGGAACAACTGATTTTAAATATAAAAATATACATGTAATTTCATCTTCTATAGATTATGTAAGTTCAAGTTTAATTCCTCATAAAACAGAAGTTTATGATTTAGGATCAGCAGCATTAAAATGGAGATCAGCATCTATAAAACATATAACCGCATCTACTATAATAGTAGATAAATTAGTAACTAACACTACTACATTTGCAGCAACTGAAACAATTACTGGTTCTAATCAATTTGGTACAGGTTCAAGTAATGTACATTCATTTTCAGGAAGTATTACAGCTGTAACAGATATAACAGCAAGTGGAAATATAAGTGCAAGTGGAACAATAACAGCAGCTAATTTTAATTTTGCAAATTCAACTATTTTAACAAACCAAATAACAGTTAGTTCAAGTGTTTGGGTAAGTGGGTCTGGTCAAAATGTATATATTTCTAATGATGGAACTATAAGTGCAAGTAGTACTATAAGTTCAAGTGGAACAATAATGGGGGCTAATTTATTATCACATGGTAACATAACAGCTTCAAATAATATAAGTGCAAGTGGAACAATATCATCTACAGGAATAATATATTCTGCAGGTATGATTACTTCTAGTGTTGGTTTTTCAACTATAGGAGGACATCTTAGTGCTTCAGATGCATCAGGATCAGTTCAAATAATTTCAGGAGGTATTTATATAAAAAGATTTGAAGGAGATTCTCAAGATGATAGCGATTATGTAGTACATGGAAGAAGATTTACAATAAAAAATAAATTACAAGCAGCCCTTCCAGCATCTCAAAGTTCAGGAATATTTACAGTAGATAATTATAGTGTAAATGATGGGGATGTAATTTTAGGAACATTTATGGGCCTAACAGGAGGAGGTGTTGGAACTTTAGCATTAAGTGCTTCAATCCATTGTTTTACAACAGCATCTATAGTAGGTGGATTTAAATTTTACATACACAACAATAAAACAACAGCAATAGCAGATGATTCTGACTTTACAGCATCATTTGTAGTATTATAAAAACAAAAAAAAAAAAACATGAAAAAATTACTAACAGAAAGATTTCAAGAATTAGCAGGTATTAAACCCCTATACACAGAAAAAGCAGATCCAGGTAAAGTAGATCCCCAAAGATTTCCACAAAAATTAAGTGCTATAGATAAAGAAAAGGCAACTAAATATTCTGACGATGGAGATTTTGATGGAGAAAAAGAAGATGATATAATACCAGTTAGTAAGGGAAGTTATGCTACATCAATATTAAAACCTTCTCAATCTAGTATGGAAATTAATAAAGCATTAGCCTTTGCAATACACATGATGTCTAAAACACATCCCTTCACAGATGGGCCTGGGGGAGATTTAAATGCTTTTATTTCAAGTGATAATTATATTATGGATGGTCATCATAGATGGATATCAACAGCTATGGTTGCTCCAAAAACAGCAATAGAAGGATTCCGAGTAGATTTTCCTGGAAAAGAATTAGTTGCAATTCTTAATACTTTAACAAAGGGGGAATTTAATAAAGCAGGAAAAGCAGCTACTGGAGGATTTGACCAATTTCAAGAAGCTCCTATGAAAGCTAAATTAGAAGAATTTTTAGCTGCAGGTGTATGGGGTATGAAACCAGAACAAGTCCAAACAGCTATAGAAGAATTTACAGGAGTTGAAGGAGAAGGAGCTAAAGACGCAACAGTAAAGAAATTTGTAACTAATTTAAGTGGGATGACTTTACAAGCACCAAGCTGGGCAAATGATAGAATTGACATGCCAGTTATAGATGATAAAGAGGGACATGTTAAAGTAGCAGTAGATAAATTAAATACAGGAGATGTTGATGTAAATCCACCTTATGCTCCAGCAGGTAGAACAGCTGATAAAGCAGCTGTAGCAGGTTTAACAGAAAGAAAAAGATTAAGTAGAAAAGTTCGTCAAATACTTAGAGATATAAAATAAAAGATAAAACAAAACGTTATGAGTATATTAGGAAATTTATTTTCAGGCGGAGCAGCAGAGCTTGTAAAAGGTGTAGGCGGAGTTATAGATAACTTACACACATCAAAAGAAGAAAAATTAGAAGCAGAAAGAAAAATTAAAGCTTTAATAGCAGAACATGAAGCTAAGATGGAACAAAACATAACTGATCGTTGGTCAGCAGA